GGAGAATGTGTTGACCAAAGAAGATGAAAAGTATTACGAACAATACTTTGATCTGTTCGTTCATCCGGGCTGGAAACAGCTTTTAACAGATCTAAACGAAAGTTTAAATTCTTACCGAATAGAGGATATTAAAGACGAAGCCTCGTTGAATCTGGTAAAGGGCGAAAGAGCAATACTTCATCGACTTGTTAATTTTGAACAGTCTATGAAGGAAACATATGACATGATCGTGGAGTCTGAAAATGCTGAAACGCTTTGACTTCCGATGCACAGAATGTAATCACGTTGAGGAACAGTGGGTAGACTCTGAGGAGAAACTAGCTACCTGTTACGAATGTGGACATACCGCCGTGAGGATAATCTCTCCGATCCGATCACATTACAAAGGCTCCGGTTGGCCGGATGCTGATGACAAGTGGGCTAAGGATCATGAAAGAGCCGCACGTAAATAATCACTTCCATAATGCTTTAACAGCACGGAGTACAATATGGCAAAATTAATCGAGCGTCAAGAAGACGACAACGAAGAGTATGCAACACTTGAACAGCCTGAAGAGGTTGACCAAGAAGAACCTGAACAGCCTCAAGTAGAGACACCTGAACAGGAAGAAGAGATTCCAGAGAAATACAAGAACAAATCTATTAAAGAAATTGTTCAAATGCATCAAGAAGCTGAAAAGCTTGTTGGGCGACAAAGCTCTGAAGTCGGTGAGTTGCGTAAGATAGTTGACGACTTTGTAAAGACCCAACTCGAAACACAAAAACAAAGCCCACAGGCACAAGATCAAGAAGACGACATTGATTTCTTCTACGATCCTGAACAAGCCGTTCGAAAGGTAATTGACAGTCATCCTAAGATTAAGGAAGCTGAAGAGTATACCAGACAAGCAAAGCAAGCTTCTATCATCGGTAAGATTGAACAGAAGCATCCAGACTTCAAAGAAATCGTCAACGACGAAGCCTTTGCAGAATGGGTTAAGTCTTCGAAGGTACGCACAGAGCTTTATATCCGGGCAGACCAACAATTCGACTTTGACAGTGCGGATGAGCTTCTAAGCCTCTGGAAAGAGCGCAGACAAGCTGTATCTACCACTGAAGACTTGAACAAAGCAGACCGTCAGCGTCAGGCTAAGGCCGCCGCTACAGGAACTGCTAAAGGATCTGGTGAAGCACCAAGTCGTAAGATTTATCGCCGTGCCGACATTATTGAACTCATGCGTAAAGACCCTAAGCGGTACAATGCAATGGCTGATGAAATCATGTCTGCATACGCTGAGGGACGTGTTAAATAAACTAAAGCATTAAGGAGCTTTAAACATGGCACTTGGTACTAACCACGTCACCAATACTACTGGGGCTACTTTCATCCCAGAGATTTGGTCAGACGAAATCGTAGCGGCATACGAGAAATCACTCGTACTTGCCAATCTTGTAAACCGCATGCCTATGACTGGCAAAAAAGGCGATACACTTCATATCCCTAAGCCTACTCGTGGCGATGCATCTGCTAAGACTGCTGAATCTCAGGTAACACTGATTGCGGCAACTGAATCAGAAGTACAAGTCTCTATCGACAAGCACTACGAATACTCACGCTTGATCGAAGACATCACTGATGTACAGGCGCTTGCATCACTTCGTCAGTTCTACACTTCAGACGCAGGCTATGCACTTGCAAAGCAGGTTGATACTGACCTCTTTGCACTTGGTAAGCGTCTTGGTGACGACAACGGTTCTGGTTCTGACTGGATCCACTCTAACTCTTTTTACATGGATGATTCAACTGGCTTGACGGCTTACGCTGTTGACACAGTTGCTAACGCAGACATCTTTACGGATGATGCTTTCCGTGAAGCTGTTAAAGAGTTGGATGACAACGATGTTCCTATGGATCAGCGTTTCCTAGTCGTTCCTCCTTCAGTTGTACAGGTACTTCGTGGTATCACTCGTTACAACTCTTCTGACTTCGTGTCAGGCCGTCCTGTAGAGAACGGTCAAATCGGTAGCATCTACGGTATTGACGTTTACGTCTCTACTAACTGCCCAATTGTTGAAGCCGCTGGTGACAACACTGCCGCTACTGTAGACCTCAAAGCAGGTATCCTCGGACACCGTGATGCGATGGTATTCGCAGAGCAGATGGGCGTTCGCACTCAAACACAATACAAGCAAGAGTACCTCGGTGACTTGTTCACTGCAGACACGCTCTATGGCACACAGGTATTGCGTCCTGAGTCAGCATTAGCGTTGGTCTTCCCAGCCTAAACTGACTATCTAAGGGAGTCTATTCAGGCTCC